AGACGTCATCACCACCCCAATTAAAATCCATATATAATTTCTTGAAGTCATCAGTATCAAAGAAGGCACTTGAATAACTAAAAGGAAAATTAGGCTCGTTAAATATTCTATCTATTAAATACTTAACTTGAAGAAATGGTCTAAATGCTTGTGATAAATTTATTAATTGTGGATATCCTGCAATCCCTGATGCACCATTAGATATTGGTATTTGCCTAGTCCAATCTACAAAAGGGTATTTTAAAGTGTCATTAGCATCTCTAAAGCCTGATGTACTTGGAAGCAAAAAATTTGGTCCTGAACCTGTGTCATACCAAGTAGCTTTGATATTGTCTTTATTAAAGGAATGGGTTAATTCTGAAAAATCAATATCCATAAATGTCCTATCTTTTAAAACATCAGCTAAAGAGGTAACACTTGAATACAGATTCACATTATAACTAATTTCACCTTCTTTGTCTTCTACATCTATAAGCCTTAAATATCCTTCAAATAAAATAAAGCCATCTTCTTTTAATTCACATTGTGTCTTTAAATATGGATTAAAAGATATATTGCCTTGTGCAGTTCTTGTTATACTAAATACATTATCAAAGATTTGATTGTTTCTTTTTGTTGCAGGTAGCTTAAACGCTTTAGAATAAGATTGCACTTTCTCGGCTGCATTTTTAAAATTATCAACACTTAAAGTTAAAGGTATATCTTCATCTTCATAAAGGTCTACAATTACTTGTCCATTTTCTAATGTTGGTGCTGTTCCTGTTGGTAATACTGAAATAGAACTAATTGTTAAATTACTAGCTGTTCCTGCTGCTCTAGAAATTACAATAATAGGTGTTGGTGTTGTAGCTGTAAAGGTGTGAGTTACAACTGAACCTGAAGCTGCGGCTGCGCCCGTACTAAATGAAGTTACACCATCATGTATATTTACATTAACCGTCCCTGTACTCGGTGTTGATATATTTACTGTAACTGTATAATTTTGTCCAACAATTACATTTGAAACTCTTTGATAAATACCTGTCACATTAATAGTCGCAATAGAATTTAAAACTAAATCATTTGAAGTGGCAGTTGGTAAAGCAGGAGTTCCACCCGTAGTAGTTCTAAATCTATACCAAGTATTTAGAGTTGCAGGGTAGTTATTGCTTATTGAATCATCTATAGCACTTTGGTTTAGAGGAACACTACTATCAAAAGAAGAAGTATTGGGTAAATTCCAAAAATTAATTCCATTTACTAAAACCTCAGTCGAGCTATAAGATATATCATTTACCCCTCCATTATAGCTTTGCGGATATAATACAAGTTGGACACTCATTAGACTGATTGTGTTCTTAAAGTTCTACTTTTTTCTATTTCAAAAGTGTATTGCATCAACTTGTCATTTGCTATTGTCTTCTTTGTAAAATTAGAAGTTAATAATCTTACAGGAGTTACATATTGATTAAGTGCAGGTTTAGAAAGGTCAGTTTGATATCCATCTAATAAATAAACTTCAGGACTATTTATTAGTTCTTCAAACATTACAGTATCATTTTCTGTTACAAAATCTGTGTTTATTCTTATTTTTTCAGTTGTATTGACTCTAAATGCTTTCTTGCCGCCTTTGTAAGTGTCTAAATAATATGCTGATTCATTCCAAGTACCCCCTAATTGATGATATGTAGAACCTTGTGTTGTTAAAGTTCTAATTGATTTTTTGGTAAAAGTATAATAGTCCCAAGCACCCCATTGATTAAGCCAACATAATCTAATGCTTTCATAATTTTTTGCAGTAGGACAATTTAGATTAATAGTTACAACTTCTAAAGAAGATGCTCCTCCTGCTGTTTTTGCACTTATAGTATAAGAACCCCCTTGTATTGTTCCTGCTGTAACTAGAGCTTGAAAAGTTGTACTCCAATTTCGTAAGTTTGCAGGAAAACAGCCAATATAAACTAATGCTCTTGAAACATCAGAATTCCAAGTAGCGTAAGCTCCTGTGACAGAACTTTTAGAAACACTATCAGTTCCAATTGAAGCTCCTGTGCTATCAAAATATTCAAAATCTATCTTATTGACTGTATTAGCAAGAGCATCATAGGGAGCTAAAAATGCTAGTGTTCCATAATCTTCTAAATTCGCATATTGAGTAGTAGGAGCATTTGTTAAATATCTACTAAAAGGAGTAGATGGGAAAAAAACTGTGCCTGTTCCTGCTGAAATATCAAATCCAAAATCTAACCCATTTAAACTTAAATGGTCTGTATATTTTAAATATCCATTAAACATAGTATAAGTCTGCACAGGAGCAGTAGTTCCAACTTGTTCTGCAACTACATTATCATCAGCAGGGTTTACTCCATCATAACCACCTAAATATTCAACAGAAAAGCGTATTTGAAAATATCTAACTGAATTTGTATTTAAAGAATATTTATCTATTGTATGTAAATAGTTTTTTCTAGTTACAGTTGTAGTTGTTCCTTTATAACTGCTTCCTTGATAAGCCATGCTATCAGGCTTTACATAGTTTTCTAAAATATCTCTAAAGTTAAACATACCTACTGCTGCTCCGTTTGGCGTTGCTTTAAAAGTACCTATTAAATTAGTTGCTGTTGGGTTTGTATCACTTATATAAACTTTAGCAATAAATTTTACTTTTAGTTCATTCGCTACTGCTGTATTATTAGACACTACGAAAATTATATCCTGCCCTATAGGAAGTCTAGTATAAAGAGGTTTCTGTTCTATTACTGAATTTGCCATTAATTTACTGTTGTTTTTGTTGTCTTGTTTAAGGTATCTATTATGTCTTCTGATACTGCTTTTAACATTTCACCACCAAATTGTTTTAAGCCCAATGCTAAAGGTTTTTGAAAGAAACTTAGACCTTGAATACCATCTCTTTTAATTGCTCTCCCCATTATAAAAGCCAAAGATAGATTGCTTATATATCTACCTGTCTTTTCATCTCTCCCTTTTATATTTTTCTTACTTATCCATTTAGCTAATATATCAGGGGGTGGTTGTTTGCTTTTATATCTATAAGGACTTGAAACCTTTTTATTTTTATAATCTTTATATTTTCTTGTTTTATTATTTCCTGAAACTCCTTTATCTACAAAAGTTCCATAGTTTGCCATGTAGAATTGTACACTAAAGCCACCATCTTTATCATTTATTACTTCAAAACTGATTGACTGCTCTAAAGCTGAACCACCACCTTTAGCTTTTTGTAAATTGCCTTTAGCTCTATTAACTACTTGTTTGCCAAAGCTATTTAAGTACCTTTCTAAATTATCTGTGTCCATTATACAAGCCCTGCAAATACTTCTACTTGAATATCAGTTGTTGCTGATGGTCTTACTTCTACTGTCACTAAATCTTCTAATGTAGGAAAAGCAGGACTTGCATCTTCTTCACCTATTAGTGCTTCTTCTGCTTGAAACAAAATATGCGAACCCCCTGCTCTTACAGTAACTTGATAATTAGTGTTAGCAGTTACTAAAGCTACCTTCATGTCTTGGTCGGTGCTTAAATTTGTGATTCTAAAATACTTACAGTTCTCAACATCTAAAGCTCCGTCTGCACCATAAGGGGTGGAATTAAATACTGCTACTGTTGTTGTTTGTGAATGAGTACAAGTTAATATTCTTTCAAATACATCTACTATATTTGATGTTGTTAGTGAATTTGTTGAACCTCTTACTGAACCATTTAAGGTTACACTTTCACTAATTGTTGTTACTAAATCTGCCATTTGTTTATATTTTAATTGTTATTTTTGGTGGTATTATTGTTATTTCTATTTTACCTAATTTTATTTTATTTAATCTTTTTAATATTTTTATCATTAGTACCCTGCTCCTGCGTCTGTTACAGGTATTTCACAAGTATCAAAATCATTCATTACTTTAATTCCTATTGTAAAAGTCCAACCGCATAATAAGTTGTCAAATCTTTCTTGAAAAGGCTCTAAAGTAAATTGTCCTTGCGTGAAATATATAGGTAAATTAATATTATCACTAACTACTCCTGCTAATGATTGTCTTGAACTATGTCTTAACATTCCTATGAAGTCAGTTGCTATTTCTAGTGTTTGATTCCAAACTTCTTGCTCATTAGTTTTAGTATCAAGTAATTTAGTAAGTTGTGCAGGTTGGTAAGTTTGCCAATCATTCTTTTCACTAACTAAGTCGCAAATAAAAAGCTGAAAGTTATATACAAGTTCAGATTCCCCTGTTGTTACTGATGTTGGGTTGATATGAAGCAAGGGCATTTTTTCCATCTTTTCCAAGTTGATGTCAAATATATCACCAACAGAAACAGTAGATATTTGTTCATGATATTCACCTAATCTACATAAGGTATTAATTACATTGTTATATGTCTTATTGTTTATTGGCATATTGCACTTTATTTTGTGATTCTAAATCTGTTTCATAACTCAACCAAGTAAAGGCTTCTAATAAGTTAAGTTTTGTTATTTGTTCTAATTTTGAAATATCAGCATTACATAATCTGTAAAATACTCCAAAATAACCCCATTTTTCTGCAAAGTCTTCTGACGCTATTGCTGATTCATTTCCTTCAGCCGTTGCGTCAAAGATGATGGCAAAGTCTTTAACAATATTCTTGCGAAACTCCAAAAAAAAACCAGCGCACTTTGCACTTGTTCTGCTGACATCTTCTTCATTTCATTTGCCCTTATACTTATGCTCCCATCATACGCTTCAATAGTATATATTCCGCTTTCTGTTTCTTCTACAACAGGTCTATAAAGAATTGCCATGACTTCAGGCAAATTGTTTTCAATTCCATTCTTTATAAAATTTTCTATGTCTGCGTATTCACCTAAAGTAATTTCATCTAAATTAGGGTGAAACCCATACCGCTTACCATCTATTTCAATTATCCTTTTTAATAAATCCTTTTGTTCTGCTTGAAGCTGTGAAACTCTATTCATTATAGCAGCTACATCTTTTAATTCCAATTGCTTTATTAAGTCTTTTGGAATATTAGATAATTCTGCTATTGTTTCTAATGCTTCTTCACTCTTGTTTCCAATTTGGAAGCTAATCAGCTTTAACCACCTCTCTAAAGTTACATCTTCCCACTTACTGATTAACTTGAACTCCTCTACCTTCCCTTCTTTCTTAATCTTTACTTTCATAGTCGTCTAATATATAATAGAAATTGTTAATATTTAGTTTACGGTTGCTTTAAATTATTATCTTTGCCCTGTTTTCATATACTTGTGGGGTTAGCGGCTTAGGTCGCTTTCCTTTTTACTGTACAAAATATTTCCCTGCATTTGGGTTATCTAAGTGATAAATAACATTGTATCTCACTCCATCTATTGCATGATTATAATTATCTACATACAACTTTGAACCCTTATCTGCGTACACATAATTATTCAGCTCCTTAGCTATATTGGTAGATTCAGGTGTTATTATTAATTCATAATCTTGCATACGAGTTATACCGCTTTCAATAGTTCCTTTTTTAACAGGCTTAATGTTTACTCCTAAATGTTTTAAGTCGGCAATTAATCTTGGTTCTGCTGAATCAGCTATAATTAGTTTATCACCTACTTTATCTAAAACAATCTGAGCAAGTTCATTAGACTTCAATCCGTTTTTATAGATATGTTCTTTTAAATAAATCTTTCTTTTCTTTTTATCAATAGCAACTTCAGTTAAACTATCAGGGTCTATACTAAAGCCAAAGTCCATTCCACAAGAAGTTTGAAGTCCATCAGGATTAAATTCACCAACACTCCAATTGTCAAAGACTACTCCTTCGGCTTTGTCTAACCACCCACCAAGAATCTTATGTTGATACTTTTTAAAGTTAGTATGCTTTATAGTCTTAATACGGTCTAGGAAGCTCTTAGAGAGATTATCTTTGTTGTCTAGGTATGTACTATGGATATAGCACACATTGTCTTTAACGCCATTAAAACCTGCTTCTACGCCTTTGTCTTGGAAGAACCTATTGTAAATCCAATGCTCTTTAGTTACAGGGTTCAATATCAAGATGATTCTATTCTGCACATCTTTCTCTCTAATACTTAAATCAATAGTATCAAATATATCTTCATCAATAAGTTCTTCGGCTTCATCTAACACCCAACAGCTTATTCCTTGTAATGACTTTAGACTAGCTGTCTGATTACCTGCTGATGTCTTGATACCTCTAAATAGAATGTCTGATTGATTGCCTAAGTTTACTACTTCGGCTTTGTTTATGCTAAAGATATTCTCAAACCCTAATAGGCTTATCTTTTCTAAAAACTCAGGAATGATTGAAAGGTGAGCTGACACCATTGTATATCTTGTAAACAATACCCTTATTCCTTTAGCCATTGTGAGTAGCGTTAGGAATACCGTAGCAGCAAATGACTTCCCTGAACCACGACCCCCTGTTATAATAAAATAACGAGCATCTGAGTTAAAGAGTGGGTTGTATTTACTATTCAGATTCAGTTTCTACAAAGTTTATTAAAGGCATATTAATACTTTCATCATTTGAAGTTACATCTACTCTTTGCTGAGGTTTGCCATAAAAGTATTCGAAGAACAACTTAACCGCCCATTGTTCCTTTTTCTCTATTCCTTGTTCTAAGGACTTTAGAGCCTTTTCATTCATAGGTGTTAGGTTCTCTATGAGCTTTTGTTCTTCTGCTTTGCTCTTGCGTCCCGCACCCTTTCTTGCACCACCGTTGTTTATTCTTTTATCCATAATTGAAAAAAATCGATTATTCAATCTCTATTATATAATAGAAACTACTTAATTTTGTTTTATGCCCTGTTTTTAACTCCTGTATATTCTGTTGCTTTTACTTTATTTATTGACATACAAATTCTCCACACGCTTTTTAAATCTTGAACATCTAACACCTCTACTTTTCTCCAATGACACAACCCCCACAAAGCAAATTTTTCTAGTATGGTTTTTAAAGAGGGGTTGTGCTTTCCATAGTAAGCTATTAAGTGGGTTCTAGTAATTCCATTTAATATATTTACATAGGGTTTTGGCATAGTAATAAACATTAATCCGTTTTCTATAAGCAAATAAATATGAGGAAAAAATCTATTAGGAAAACCATAGGCATCAATATCTATAATATCATATTTTTTTTTCTTATATATTAGACCATACACATTTAAAAAGCTATCTCCACTCTTTAAGTATTTTTTATCATAACATTCTACATTCCCAAATTTTTTATAATGTTGAGATAAATTTCCCTGCCCTGCAAAAAGTTCTAAAATGTTTAGGTTTTCCTCTTTAATGAAGTTATAAAGTTGATTAATTTTTTCTTCAGGGTGGTGTACTTCATTATCATTTGAAGATTGTTTACCTCTTATAATGTCGTGTCTAATTGCTCTATAAGTTTTCTTATTACTCATATTCATTTGGTAGCATTATAAATCATACACAAACTTTAATTGATACCCTTTAGCTTTTCTAAGTTTTCCATAAATAGGTTCTAGTTTATTTTTAACCTTTTCTGTTATGTTTCCACTTCCTGTCATTGTTACTCCGTGTCTATGATACATTGTTACAGGGTGTACTCTTTCTCCATTTTCTAAAATAAAAAATCTAGCTTTTACTTTATCAATTAATTTGTAGTTGGCAGCTTTATAAATAGTTCCATTATTTCCAACACTTGTATCTGCATAAGATATCAAATGTTTTATTTGAGGATAATTTTTCTTTAAATAATGGTGCAACAAAGAAAGCGTAATAGTTTCTGAGAATTTGGGCATATCATCTGATAACCACATTCTATCAAATTCTAAAACTTCTTTAGGATTGTATTTCCCTTTTGATTTTGGGCGTATGCCATACCCTATTTGCAAAGCACCACTTATCTTGTTAAAATGATATACTAATAAATTTAAGCAGCTATTTTTTGTACTTTTTTTTGAATAATGATTTTTTTTTATAATACCATCTGCTATCGGCTTTTCGCACTCTATAATTTTTATGTATTTATTTTTACACTCATAACCTGTTATAAAGCCGAAGATATTTATTATAGGAGTTTTTTTTAAGCTCATCAATATTCATTTGGTAGCATTAATCTTATGCCTAGTTCTGTTAATGCCCATATCCTTATTTGTTCGGCATATAATTCAAACTCCCCTGTGTTCATTCTTGCTGTGCTGTTTATTGTTTGTAATCCTACTTGCCTTTCGTTTATCTCTATGCTTTGCCATTCACTTGCAAACTTTACTTTGAGTGTATCGTGCATTTCGTCAGGGAAATATCCAAGCTCTGCTCCTAATGGTTGTACTATACAAGCCCAATAGTAATTGTTCTGCATATTGCTTCTATTGTTTCGTTGTTTCTTTACGCTTACTATATAATCACTACCAAGCTCTTTTAAGTAATTAAAAAGCGTTTGCTTATCTTGATTATTATTAACTACAAAGTTCATTAGTCAAATGGTTCATGGACACCTCTTTCCCCGCATAGCTTTTCTTTTGCACCTTCCCAAAGTTTATCGTGTCTTTTTTTTTTACTTAATGACGCTTCAGTTCTTTTAAGGCTTGGCATACCTTCTTCAGGTTCGCTATCCATATATTTACCACACGCACATAGAGCTTCTTTGCAGACCCACTTACCATCACGAAAGACAATAGTTGCTTTGCCTATTTCTTTCTCTTGTTTACCACAAATACATTTGTATAATGTCATTTTGCTAAAGCTCCTGTTTTAACATCATTTTCTTTATACAGCCTGTCAAGCTCAAAGTGTAAATGATTAATTGCTTTTTGAATATCTTGCTCGGCAGGGTTGCCTTCTTTTTTACCTGCTCTCAATAAATAAGAACAAGCAGTCCCTACATTGTAGCTTAAATCAAAGTCTTCTACTACACATCTTGCAGAATAACCATACTTCTTG